CTCAACAAATCGCTGACGGTTAGGCTATCGCTGGCTGCGGCGGTAACTCGGGTAATGCCACCCAGCACAAAGTTAACCGCATCGCTAACTGAGAGGCTGTCTGTGACATTCTGCCTTATGTATTCGTGTATGAGATAGTCAACCAAGTCGCTAACGCTGATTACATCGCCGACGCTTTGCTGAAGTTTGGAAAGAAAGAAGTTGACTTCATCCGACACGCTTAAGGTTTCCAGCACAGCCGCCCGAATTTTGGTGTAGACAACATCAGTCACATTGGCAATATCAAACACCTTTTGCCCACGCCTCATATACACGGGCGGGGCGTAAGGCGGGTTAGTAACAGTTTCGCTCTGCCTACTTCTTCGCAGCAATCTAATCAAATCTTCCCAAGCCATAGGTTTCACCTCTGACACTTGGCGCTATGCATACTTAACGACTTTGAGCGTAGTGAAAATTTCGCCCGCAGCGTCAGCACGCCACGAGACTTCTTCTACCCATTCAATTTGGTTTTGGAAGTTTACTACGGGTGCGCCTACTTGGTAAAACCAAAAGCCCGCAAACTGATACTCTCGGCGGTAATCTATCGGATAGGTCGTTGAGACATAAACGCCTCGTGACGCAGCAAGGCTTGACTTAAACACGCCTGACGGCGAAACCCTAACCGTGTTTGTGCTTTCATTCTTTGAGGTCGTAATTTGAATGGCGATAGCGGTCGGAAGCGGTGCGGGGCTCAAACCCGATGCGGGCACGATAGCGATATTCCCGTCAGCGTCAATCAGCATGGTCGGGCGAGGGCTTAAGTGCATCATCAGATACTCCAACGCTTCGTGTAGCGTGTTGAAACTTCGTAGCTCTTTGTCAAAAATCCATTTCCCTTCATAGGCGCTGTCAAGGGTAATGTTTTTTGGATAGTGGGCTAAGGCTTTAATGACCTTCACAAACAAGTCGGTTGTGAGCAAATGCGGGCGGAAGGGTTGGCGCACAATACTACCAGTCATGTGGCTTGGATGCGCCGCTTTGACTTCGTAAACGACCTCGTTGCCCCGCACTCTTTGGTCTACACTAACAACTTTATAGAGCCAGCGAAACTCGTTTCTATTGCTGTCAACAACCTGCACGATAACGATGTCGCCCAAATCCAACGGGCTATAACTCGTAAACGAGCAATCCTTCCAACCCCATTGCAACTGCGTGACGCCCCGCAACTCCGTCGGGCTACCCGCTGTCACGAAAGTTGGTTGCGATATGGCTATCGCCTTTCGGAAAATGAAGGGGGCTCTGTTGGATTTAGTTGGATTAGGCGGCACTTCTATCCATTTGAGACCTTGCCAGCCGTCAACCAAGATGTGACCCGAGAAGCCCAAGTTGAGTTGCTGGGCGAAAAGAAAGCGGAAAACTTGAAACGCCGCTCGCCCAGTCAGTTTCACATTGAATTCGGGCGACGGCGGTAGGTTGTAGTAAGTGAAGTAGTATTGCTTGACTTCTTTACCTTGCTGCAGACGCAACACCAAGATTGGGTTGGAGCGTGGGTCGGGCGTTACAAGGTAAAGTAACGCAGTTATGTCGTAAAAATCCCCACCAGCGGGGGCTTTCGTGGGCGTCACTGTGACATAACTACTTGGAAAAGCGACGGGCGCTCCGATGTGGGTCGGGCTAAATTCAAAAAATTCAACTGGGCTAACCCAAAAGGCGGTTTGGGCGTAGGGCGCTTTGACGATTTTGAAGTTGCAACACGCACTCGCCGTAACTTGCACTGACCGCCCCGCTTCAAGATATGCCGCCCGCTGCCCGCGCAGGATGAGCGGATAACAGTAAAGGTCTCCTTTGATGAAGTCTGTAATGTCATCCCCATAGGTGGGCAACTCAATGAAAACCTTCGTCTCGGTAAAAGTCATAGCACTACCTTCGGGCGGGGCGACTTTCTCAACGACGAAGTTTCGCCCACCCACCACCACGATAGTCTTTTCTTGATAATCCATTGCATCTAACACGCTGAGTGTGGCAATAGGTGAAGTGGTTGATGGCACACCAAAGAAAGCCGCTGGCGCTTTGTAAATCTGAATTTCAACTCCCATCTCAATCACCATCCCCACTTGGCTTTTTCACGGGCGGAAACTTGTGGATGACTTTGTAGTCTTTAATGACTTGAAACTCTTCTCCGACAATGTTAACCCACGCCGCTTCATCCATCCGTCGTGTAAACGCTTTGGTTTCCACATGCCAACCCGCATGGGTCGGGCTCAAATATTGCACTATCAATTCGCCCGCTTGGCTGAAGTTGAAGCCAACGGGCACGATAAACTTGTAGGTGTAGAAATTGTTTTTCGTGTGCTCAACGACGGTCACTATCTCAACAAACTGGGTCGGTATGACGCTTGATAGTGCGTCAACTAAATCGTTGATGACATAAACCCGTGAGTTGAAGTCATTGATTAGCCCCGCAAATCGGCTATCCTTTTCGTCAGCCATAGAATTCCTCTGTCACCTCCCTAAACCTTGTGTAGTCGGTATTTCTCGCAACAATCTTCCCGCTGGCGCTAATCAAAACTATGTGCTTTCTCTCACCCACGATTAAGCAGAAGTCTTGACTACTGTTTATTGCCATGATGGGCAGCAGGTTGAAAATGTTAAACAGGTCATATCTAATCGTGCGACGCCACCACTTTTTGGCTGGGGTTTGAATGTTGTAGACTACGACAGTTAAAAACCCGCTACAATGCACGCCCCTACTCCCTTCCTGTGCCCAGATAGAAAAAGTCGGGTGCACTATGACGCCGAAATCGTTGATAATCCCGCCTTGCCAATTTCCGACATGAGGATGTTGAGAAGGCAACCCTTGCGAATATTCAACAAACATAAAGCCCAACTTTTTTAATTGCTGCCTATCAAGTATCATTTCTTTTTCTCACCACCTTCATCAACCGTGGGGGGCGGTAGCGTTGACAGAATGTCAGGGCGGGTCGGCGTGGAATTGTAGGGCACACTCAAGGCTGGAAACGGAAACTTTGTATAGTCGCTCCAACCCGAATAGGTGTAGTAATTGAGGGATATCGGGAATAACTTTTCTACCCTACCGTTTTTCACGATAAACGCCCCGCTTCCGTGATTTGGTCGGTCTTGCTGATAGTATGAAGTTTGTAGCACTATGTAACTTTGGCACTCAAAGTTAATTTGCCTTTTTTGGTAGTCTATGTAGGCTTTGAAGGGTTGGAAGTGGAAGCGGAAGGGCTCTAACGGGAGAAACGCCCACTGTTTGTGGTAGTGAGCCCTAAGTAACAACCCGTGTGTAAGCGCTGACGAAAGCAAAATCGGCACTGGTCGCACGGAAAAGATTTCGTGAAACCCGTAGTCGTCACAAGCGATGTAGTAAGTTGGCGGCGGCTCTAACGGTAGCAAGATAGACGCCCTAAACCCCGACCAGAAAAAGTTTCTATCAAACGGGTAATACTCTCTATCTTCGGAGTCTTGCACGGTCGTGCGAATGTCTCTAATCGTAAATTTTCCGTTTGGGCTTTGAAGTGTGACGAATTGTATCGGGTAGTAAAACCGCAAAGGCGCAGATTGGGAGGTGAGGTTATTAAACCCATACTGCGACTTCGCTATCGCTGCGTTTGTGCCAGCATACTCTATGTGTTGCTCACCAAGCGCTGTTGCTCTAAACAAAACAGCGTAGTAAAGGTTGTCAACATAGGCGATATATCTGTCAAACCAACGGCGCTTGACTTCAAAGAGTGGGATGACGAAGGGGTTAAAAACCCAAGCCCCGCCATCGGGAGCGTCAGAGGGAGAGAATTCATCTAACGAAGTCAAGTCGGTAGTCATATTGGCGTCGTCGCCTCCAAGAAATGGTGCAAAGGAGACATCATTGAAGCGACTAAAAGAGTAGCGCAAATCAAACCAAAATCTCAAGACCTTCCCTTTGTTTTCAAACGAAACGAAATGAGAAGCTGCCCTCTCGTCGTCTAAGTTGACTTCAAAGTGTTTTGCGATGAAATCCGCACTCCCACCATCGTTGTAGAGTATTGACATGAAGACAAAGAAGTCAATGTGGAAGGGTTTCTTTCTACCTCGCTCTAAGGCGATGGCGTAAAACATTTTGCCTACAACCCTAACGGGGATTAACGGGTTGAAAAAGTAATATTCACGATAACCAGCGGCTCGGTTAAGCCATTTGTAAACGGGCGGCTCAATCCAATTGGCTACCAAGTAGCGATTGAGTGAATTGCTAATGTCTTGGTCGTTGACAATTAAGCGTCGTGCCCCGTTGACGGCGGGTATGTAGGCTACACCCGTAGGTGTGCCGCCCACTAAGTTGGGCAAGCATAGCCCCGCCAAGTCGCCCCAACCATCGCTCGTAACAAGCAAGTAACCTTTCAGGTCAAAATACAACCCGACATAGGGCACAAGCAATCACCTCTACCCATTCCGCAACAACTCATATGCAAGTTGGTTTCCGACCGCTTCGTTTACAGCGTCAGCGATAGCGTTGCGGATTTGGTCGTAACCGAAGGGCACATTGACAGTCAAAGTTGCCGCTTTCACTGCTTTAGTTGTCGCATCAGCGATAGTGGATAGGTAACCAACTGCCATTTGCAATAGCCCGACGATGTTTTGAATTGAAAGCCAAATCTGTTGCGCATAGTAGTAAATGTAGGCGGTGTAACTAAGCGTCATTTCCTCGCGTGAAGGTGTGTAGGCGACGGGTTGGGCTTCTTGCACGACGGGAATAGCGAAGTAACCGAATGCGCCATACTTGATGTGATAGACACCTGCCCGAGCGGCGAGGTTGGCAGCCAGTCTTGCAGCGCTGGCGTAGGCTTCTGCCATTCGGGAGCGCATTTCCTCTTCGGCTCGGGTAATTCGCTCTAACGCTTCCTTTTGCTTGTCAACCCACTCATAATACTTTCGCTTAACATCATCATAAAACTGCTTGCGGTAGTTAAACCATTCCTGCCATTGCTTTTGCAAATTGTTGATATAGTCACTCCAGCGTTGCTCCATGTTTTGCTGGGATTTAAGCATATGCTCCCGCCATGCCGCCCACTCGTCTTTTTCTAACCGCCTTTCTTCTCCTCTTCTACTCTCCAAACCCAAGTCGGGTTTAAAGAGGTTTCTAAGCCAGTCGGTTGACTCTTTCGCTTTTTCTCCAACCCTCGCTCCCACCTGCTTTGCTCTTTGCTGACGCTCCCACGCCTCGGCTTCTTTGCGTGCCTTTTCGTTTTCATCTACATACTGTCGCAACTCTTTGGGCAGCATTAACTTAGCAAGCCAACTGCTAATCTTACCCGTATTTTCGTCAATTTTCCTAATCGCATAGGCAATGCCAGTCAGGATAGCGCCGACAGCCAGAAGGGGTGCGCCTACCGTGCTCATAACAAGCGACCCAATCGTTTTTAAGATTCCCCACAATCTACCAAACCAACCGACAACAACTTTTAGACTGTCTGCTAAATTCAGCAAGCCCAATGCTTTGATACCGTCAGAGACCCACTTGAAGGCGTTTCCTAAAGCGCCCAAGACGCCGAGCGCCAACCCAACAGCGGCGACCAATGCCATTAGGTGATTGACAAAAGAAGCGAGGGTTGGATGTTTTTCTTCAAACTGCTTAAACGCTGCGACTAACTTATTCATGCTTTCCGTTATTTTCTCAAGTGTCGGAGCGATGTTAGCGAGGTTTTCTGCCGCCAACGCTTTTAGTGTGTTTATGAATGTGCCCAGAGCGTCTGTAAAATTGTCAATCTTGGCTGCTGCCTCGTCACTGACGGTTACACCCAACTCCCGATACTTTTGAATTAGGTTATCCAATTCCTGTGCGCCTTGTCTGAGTATGGGTAACAGCGTGTAGGCTCGGCGACCAAACAACTCAAAGAGAATTTGCGCCTGCTGGGCTTGGTCGGGGATTTTAGCGATTTCTTTCAACAACGCCACGAATTGCTCCAACGGGTCGTTGGTTTGAGATTGCACAGTTTGACCAAGCACGGCTAATAGCGCTGTCAATTCGCTAACCCTGTTACCCTTCTCGGCTACTGCTTGGGCGGCTTGTTGGAAGGCGACTTGCATTCGCATGATAAACATCGGAATTAACTCAGCGTGGATTTCTAAGTCTTGGAGCATCGCACGGTAGACGGAGTATTTCTCAACGGTAGTGCCAATTTGAAGGGCTTCCTCACGGAGTTGGTTGGCGTGGCGTGCACCCGCAACGGCGAGGGCGGTAAATGTGCCCGAAACGACAGCACCGACCTTAGCGAGCGAGTTAAGGGCTTCCTCGTTTTGCCTGAAAAACTGGGTTAGCCGCCCAAAAACAGTTTGGGTGTGCTGGCTAAGACCCTCAAGTTGTTGCTTGACTTGGTTTACCGCCTGTGAGACATTTTCCTGCGCCCGTATGAGGATTTCAACGGTCGTTTCTGCCATGCCTTATCACCACCCACACTTGCGGTTAGAAGAAACCTTGCGCTTCTTTTATCATTTCCTGAAGGTTAAGCAAAAACAACTCGGTTTGGGCGAAATTGAGGTTGAGGAAGTCATCTATGGAGTTGACGATGCGGTATTTGGCAAGGAGAAGGTAGATTTTGGTGATAGAAGTGCCCCCCAACCCCAAACCTAAATCCGAAGGATTAGGGGCGTTGACCTTACGCTTACTGAAAGAAACCTAAAGCGGGGCGCTCAAGCCATTCCTCAAAGGAGATTTGCTCGCCCGTTTTGAGCGTGTGAATTCGCCAGTCAAGCCAAGCGACGGCTTCAATCCGCTTAGCGGGTGGAAGGTCTTCTAAGTTTTCAAGCCCCGTGCCAAACCTTTCGCAGAATTCAATGAGGTCTTTCCAACGGAGCAACTTGAAGTCGTCTTCGCTCCATTTGCCCGCTAAAGTCAAAACTTCTTCAGTCATTTGCGGTCACCCCGACAATCTAATACCTTCAAGATGTCGTGCCAATTCTCCCGCACCATAGGCTCGGCAGCACCAACCCCCGTTTTCACCAATTTCCAGAAGTCTCGCTCACGCAGCCCCACACGCTTACAGAATTCCTCAACGCCTTCCTTCATAGCGGCGATAAAGAGCATTTCACGCTCGTAGCGTGTCAGCATGTCGGCTCACCCTCACTACTAATCAAGCGAAATGTTGTTAGCGCTACCTTGCAAAGTGAGTGTCATGACCCACAAATCCGAGCCGCCCGAAATGGGCACTCGGCGTGTAGCAATGTGGAAGTTGCTCAAGTTTAAGGTCTTGTCGTTAGGCAACGAAATTGCGACACTAACGGGGGCGGGAGCGTCGGCAGCAAAGTGCGGCGTAAACGGCAGAAAGATTTCGCAGGTGAATTCGCACTCGGCGACCCCGTAGGCGCTCAAGTTAGGAAAGCGCTTTTCGTTGTTAGCCTTAACCGAGAAATCAGCGGTCACATGCGGGTTGCGGCGCACACGGAGTTGGAAGCGGCTAACCTGATAGTTGTTGCCCGCAACGCTAACCGCTGCGTCGTGCCACAAGACGATATTGCCCGAAAGCGGGGCGATAGTCGGGGCGGTAGCCATTAGACTTGGCTTCATTGCCCGCAGGGAAAGCGTCGCCCGCAAGGGCTCTCCGACACGCCCTTCCAACGAAACTTCGTCTACAAGGCAGCCGAGCGCCTTGACGATGTAGTCGTTTGCCGACCCCGCCACGACGCTGAGTGAAATGTCGTTTTTGATTAGGTTAACTAAGGTTTGCAGGTGGGCGTCAACGACGGCGAATTCGGCGCTAACAGTGGCTTCAACGAGTGAGTGATAGAAAAAGACGCCGCCAACCGCTTCCACTCGGCGCACATTCTCGTTAATGTTGATTTCGCCGCCGCTAACCCGACCAATTTGAAGCCAGTTACCTGCGGGCTCTTGCCCTCTGGTCGCTTCAACTTTGAAACCAAAGATGTCTAACGCATGAGTTTTCATTCGCTATCACCCCTAACACTTGCTACGGCAGCATAGTGACCGCCCGAAGGTTGACACGGGCGACATGAAGGTTGGGCACGGCTTCTTCAATGAGGTAATCCACGCTGACGACATAAAGCCCGACAGGTTGCCCCGTCGTGAGGTCATAGGGCGGCGTGGGCGCATTCAAAACTGCGTTAACTATCGCTTCGGTTAGACTGTTTTTGTCTTCCATTGAGCGGGCAACGACATAGACTTCTATGTGGTCGGTCTCACGATAAATGTGTTGGTGGCTTTCGGGCACTAATTCGGTGCTGACGAGGGCGATTAGAATGAAGGGTTTGGCGATGCGGGTTAGGTCGGTGTCACGAAGTAAACCCACGCCGACATCTATCTTTCGCCCGCCACTAACGCTATTGAAAACTAAACTTTTGACTTTCTGAGCGACTTCAAAGGCTGCTAACCGCTTCATTGTGAGACACCCCGCTTAAACGCCTCGGCTAACTTGGCGATTTGGTTTCGCAACCAATCCGCAGCGGGTTTCATAAAAGGCTTGCGGATAATATCGCCGACTTTTTCCCAAGTCGCTGATTTGCCCGACCGACCTTGCTCAACCCGCTTAGCGAAGACCCAACCTACGCCACGAAGGTAGAAGCGCAATGCTCTCGCATTAACGGGCACGATTATGCGTCTATGACCGAATTCAACATATTTGGCGTAGTCAACATTGGTGTAAACCCGCCCTGTTAAGCCCGAGACTTCAAAGTTGATACTTGCCCGCAGCCTACCCGTGTTTACGGGTGTGTGTTTTCGTGCCTCTCCCGAAGTGTGGGCGACCAACTTAGCGAATGTGCTGTGGATTTCGTCACGCCCACGCTGTAACTTGCTAACCGTTTCGTTGATGCCTCTAACCTTGACATCAACCTTCAGCGCCACTGGCTTCACCCCGCAGGTAGAGTTTGGTGAGGGTAGGGTAGTTTTCAATCTTTACGATTTGATAGCGCTTGTGGTTGATTTCCAAAATGTCGTCGGTTTGGAATTTGAAGTCACCGAAGACGAAGTAGACGGCATCCAAAGTGCCCAATTGGGCATGCATTAGATATTGTTTGCCCACTGAAGGTGTGACAAGGTGACCCACGACTGTGTCAGCCATAAATTCCGTTGCGCTAACCGTGCCATCTTCGCTTTCCTCAATGCGTTTGCGCCAAACGACGGCGGGCACACGAAGACTTATCCTCGCCATGCCTCTATCACCTTCCTCGTCACTGGCGGAAGTTGATTGAAGTCAACCCGCACTTCGGATTGAATGCTGTCAACAATGTCGGCGTTAACCAGCCACACGGCGAGGTGGGCTAAGGCGAGGGCGATGTCGTCGGGGATAGTGCTTTCAAACCCCGCATAGTATTCCACGACGGCTTCCCCGTTGTATGGGTAGGATAAGATGATGAGCCCGAAGGATTGTATTTTCTGATACTCAAGGGTGACAACTTCGGGTAGGGCGGTAATGTTGGCTATGCCGATGATTGGGTGGAAAGTTGTTAAACCTCGCCCGTTACTGAATGCGATGACTTCGGAGACATAGCGATACTCAAGTGGCACGCTCGTTAAGTTTTCCCAAATTCGCTCGGCAGCGCCCAAAAAGCGTGACGCTCGCTCCGACATATCCAAGCCCCAATGATTTGCAATTATGGTAATCACTTGCGATTGGGCAACATAATTCATTGCTGCCTCACCTCTCGTTTCATTTTGTCAACTAAGTCTTCAAATTCGTCAAACCCGTCTTTAACTTCCGCCTTGAATGCCTCATAAACTTCCTTCGGCGCTACGCAGAGGTAGACATTGACTTCAATGGCGTTAGTAATGACGAATTGGCGGGCTAAGAGAATGTGCGAGCCTTCGGGCAACTTAACGAAATTGTTGACCGAGTAAAAACAAAAGAAAGTGTGCCCCCAAGTCGTGAGTAAATGCTTAACTCCAGCGGGCGGAAACGGGCGCTTGGCGATAACGCAATTGAGGATATGCACCTTAGCGTTGATGGCGTAAAGGTTGAAGTTAAGCACTAATGATTGCTTGACCGAGCCCCTGAAAACTAAGTCAACGACAGATTTCAGCAACTTCTCCTTGTTGCCCGTCACTTTGGCGACGATGTAGTCAAAGTAAGTTTTGATGCTCATCCTGCCCCACCAAACACACTTGCCAGCCTACAAAAACAAAGCAGAGGCGAGGGCAGTTAAACCCCCGCCCCTGCGGTTGCTGTCTACCTTAACCCCCCTTCTCTACCTTCGCTTCAGGTGAGTTTCACAGCAGAGTGCTCGTCGTAGGGCACATGGGCGAAGTCAGCCCGCATGGTAGTCACCAAGATATCGGTCTGCTTGACGATATCCCGCTGCGTCTCAACTCGCAAGCCACGCCGCACACCCAACAGGAAGGCTCGGCGGTTGAAGACCAAAGCGTGCACATCCTCAGGCACGAAGGCGCTCACGACGACAGGCTTACCATATAGTTTCGCCAACTCACCCGTCACGATAGTCGCTTGAGCGCCATACTTGTCAACCGTGCTAACCTCAGCCCAACCGACCATCTCGGCAAACTTGGCGGGGTTAACAACGACCAAAACTTCGTTAGGATTGATGCCCAACTTGCCCATAGCGGCGCAGGCTTGCTGAATGTGTTGCGCAGAGAAAGTGCCAGCACTAAGCGAGTGAGCCCGCTTCAAAATCCCATCCCAAACCTTAAGCAGGCGGTCATCGCTGGCGGTGTCGCCATTCAAGATGGCGTTTTCCAGAGCCTCAGCGAAGGCTTGTGCCAACGCTGCTTGGAATTCGGGCATAATCGCCACAATGCTGTCTTCGGTCACTTCGTCAGCGACTTCAACGCCCGCAGCCAACTTCTTTGCGTCAAGCGTCAAGCCCTGCGCAGAAGCGTTGCTGAGAGTGACGGAAGTGGCGGGCGCAACATAGACGACGCTAATGCCCGAGATAGACAAGGGGATTTTGTAAGTCTGGCTGGGCATATCAACCTGAGGCAGCAATTGAGCGAGGCTCGGTTGCAAGCGGATAAGTTGCAACACTCGGTTGGAGAAGGTCGTGGGGATGTAGTTGGTCAAGTCGCTACCCGTCACCGCCTTCGTCACTTCAACGAAGCGGCGCTCCAACCAACCCTCAGTGGGCAAGTGGCGCAACCGCCTAATGGAAGCGTAGACGGTGTAGGCGTCGGCAAGGTCTTGCCACTTGGCGATTTGCTCGTCGGTCGCCCGCATCAAAAGGAAGTTTTCAAACCTTTCCTGCGCCGTGTTGCCCTCAACTTCAATGCGGGCTCGGGCGCTAACGCCCTTAGACAAGACTTCCTCAACATTAGCGACCCGCTCTTCAAGCGCTTTCACCAAGCGCTCGGTCGCTGCTACCTTGTCGGCAAAGTTAGAAACGATGTTAAGCGTCTTTTCAACTTCCTGCAAGACTTCTTTCATGCGTTAAGCACCTCCTTATTCACTTGCAAAAGCGCTCGCTCTAACTCGGAGCGCAATTGCTCAAGCGACTTGCGAATGAGGGCGAGCGGGTTTTCCCACCCGCACGCCTCAATCAACTCCAATTCTTCGGGCGTGTAGGATTTGAATTCGGGCGGCTCTTTATCCGCCTTCTTGTAATACTTGGCAATCGCCCGATAGACTTTCTCTCGGTCTTCCTCGGGAATATCAACCCCGCCCCTTGCCCCAAGCAACGCAGCCATAGCAGCCACGACGCCACGCCAGATGGCGTAGGGTTTGCCGTCAATCACATCAACATGCGGAAGTTTGTAAGCGCCGAAGGTGTCTAACCGCTCGTCGTCAGCCCAGAAAAAGCGCTTAGCATACTTGCGCTGCTTTTCCTTGTCTTGCAAATCCTCGTTAGTTTCTACGCCCACATACTTGCGCCAGCGCTTCTCGCTTTCATCAGCATCCCACTCTCGCCCAAAATCCTCATAGAGCGGAAATTCAGCGTCATCGTCAGGCACAATGCCCTTCTTCACCAACTCCATATCGCCATCACTCTCCTTCTGAATTAATGCTTGCGGATTGGCTGGGAGTGTCACAACCGAAGTTTCAATCCACTCCCATTCCGCATAGGTGTTGCCTTCAATTCTGCGGGGAATGAAACCAATGCTAAGACCCCGCACAATGCCTTCGTCAACTAACTGCTTAATTTCCTGCGCAAACTGTGTGGAAGCGAAGACGAAATCAACCTTAATTGCGTCGTCGGAGATTTCAATGTTGACGATTTTGCCTATTGGGCGGTTGGGGTCGTGTTGCCAAAGGAGCACGGGGTTGGCAAGGTAGTCATTAAGGTTAATGCAGCCCTTCGGGTTGACGATTTCGTTGAGCCTGTCTTTAACTGCGGTCGTGGCTATGCCAGAGTAGATTTCCCCGCCGCTATTGCTCTCAATTTGCTTTGTAACGAGGTAGAGCATGTCTTTCATTACCGCTCACCACAGACACTTGCGCAAAGTTGGTGGAGGCGGCGGGAGTTGCACCCGCTTCCGACGCCAGCCACTTTGGGCTTAAGCGCCGTCAACCCTTCGTCGCCCCCACCTTAATCCACAGGCACGATAGTGCACCTGCAATTGATAACTTCGTCGGGTTGCCCCTCAGGGTCGCAGGGAAACCGCAGTCTGACGCCCGACGGCAACACGAAGTAGTCGTCTATGTCAACAATTTCGCCTTCCATTGCTTGGTGGGTCTCTCTAACCCTTTCGTCGTGGGCAGTTAACCACATTTTGCGTTTAACGCCTACCGCACGAAGGCTTTCCTCATAGCCCAAGTTAAGCGCTGCGGTCGTTTCCGTGCGGGCAATTCGCTCGGCACGCCAAGTCTCAAGGTCTCCGAGCACTTCCTCAACTGCACCAATCAAGTCGCTCCAACCGCCACCTTCCGCCAAAGCGTCGCCAAGTTTTTGCCTAAGTTGCTCCCATGTCGTCTCGGTAATCCAACGAATTCGTCGTTTGAAGGTCATCAGGCGGGCTTTAACCTTAGCATCGTAGATTATCGGGTCTACTTCAACGCCGAAACCTGATGGCGTCTCTCGGAGAATGTCTTCTAAGGCGGGCAGCAAAACTTTCGCCAACTCTTCCGCTTCCTCTTCAAGGTTGAAAAGGAAGTCAGTGATATCCTTGCGGAAGTAGGCGTTAAGGTCGGATTTGAGGCGGCGGCGCAGGTCTTGTGCGTAGTCTTTAATGGCTTCCCGCACATGGCGCTCATATCTATCGTGTAGTTTCAGGAATTTGAGCCACATTTCCTTGTAAGTGCGGGGAATTCGTTTGGTGACGACAATCAATTCGTCGGGCGTTGCCGACTTGGCTTGCTGCGGTTTTTGCTGGGCGATAGGCACGATGTTAATGTTGCCCCACCATGAGTCGCCCCACGACAACGGGTCTTGGAAGCCTAACACCTCACGGGCTTCGTTGATGGTGATAATGCCCCTATCCACGAGATTGCCCAATGAGTTAGCGACTTCGGCGATATTCTCCTTGAGCGCTTCAACCTGACTAAGGTCATAGGCGCACCAAAGTTGCGGGTTGACCTTCGGGAAAAACTGGGTGTTGAGCGTTTCCTCAACCAGCCTAAGCAGCGGGATAATAGTCTCACGCCAAAAAATTTTGGTTTGCTCCCGTGCGTTGGCGTAGTTGGCATACTCGTAAATCCCGACGACGGCAGGCGGCACATTGAGACAGGCTAAGATTTCCTCACGCAAGATGCGGCGCATTTCAACTAAGTCGCCCGCCTTGAAGGAAGTGTCTATCGTCTTAGTGTCGTAATCCGAGCCCTCAAGGAGTAGCCATTTGAAGCGTTGCCCCCGCCCGTGCCTACTTTGAATGCGCTCGATAAGCCGCTGCTTGGTCGTTTCGGGCAGCGACGATTTGGTAATGAGAATTGTGAGTGGTTGTGCACCGTGAAAGAGATACTCGGCTAAGAGGCGGTCGCATTCGTTGATTAGCGTGACGGCGTTTTGGATGGAGTAAAGGAGCGATAGACCTTGCGCCCTCGGGTCGGTCGGGTCGGGCAACTTGAAGTGCACTAAGTCGTCAACCGAAACGGTCACAACCTTATCAGCATTCATGATTTGGGCTTCTTTCTCGTCAAGGCTGAAACTAATGCTGCTTGGGTGAATGTAGTCAAGCCCGAGATAGCGTCGCCCGACCTTGCGGATAAGCCAGTAGGAGTTACCGAAGACGATTAGGTCGGTTGTGGTCGTGGCGGTGAAGTCGTTGTTGCTAATCCCGACGGCGACGGATTTCGCTAAGTGCCCGAAGTTGGGGTCGTCTTCGCTCAACTCAAATTCGCCGTTGTAGACCAGCAGGGGCACGGAAGCGGCTGAGTTGCTGATGCGACTTAGGGCAGCCCTAACGATTGGGTTGCGGATAATGTCGGCTAAGGGAGACTTAGGCGTGTCGGTCTCAAAGAAGTAGACATCCCCCGCAGCGTCTCGGTAAAGCCACTTTTGCACGATTTCCCGCAACTTCTTCAACATGTCAATCACCACCAACACTTGCGCCCGCCAAGTGGGGTTGGTGATGAGCGGAAATGACCGAGCGGGCGAAATTGTTTGTGCTAATCTACGCAATTACTGCTATCGTCGTGCTGGAAGCGATAGCGCTTTGGAAAGGCATAGACGGCGTGGCGCTCTCGGCGACCATAGCGGCTATCGCTTTGTTAGCCCCGTCGCCATTGAAGTTGCTCCAATTCGGTAACATCAAGGTGGAGAAACTGGGCGCAACTTCATCCGACAAAAACGAAGGCGATGGCGAAGAGGCGGAGAGGTGAGGCGGCGTGGCTGCTAAGCGCAAGGTCAAGATTGAAGCCCCAAAGATTGACTTCTCCCGCTACCGCAGCATAGCCGATTTCGCCGAAGACTGCCTGTTTGTGTTTGAGCATAACCGCAAGCAAAAGGTTAAGCTAACTCCCTATCAACGACGCTGGCTGCGGGAAGTTGAAGACCCCCGCTGGAAGGTCATCGTCATTTGTGTGCCAAAAAGGGTTGGCAAATCGCTCTTTAGCGCTATCGTGGCGGTCTATTGGGCATTGGCACGAATGGGCGCTACTGTCGTCGTCTTGAGCACTTCGGAAAAACACGCAAGTAGTGTGACATTCAAATATGTGCGTCAATTCTGTCGGGTTAGCGACCAAGTTACTGCTGAAGTTGCTACGCTGGCGCAAAACAAGGTTGAATTCAAAAACGGTAGCGTTATTAGAGCCGTGCCGTGCACTGTGGAAGCCGTTGCAGGAATTGCGACCGACTTGCTGATAATTGATGAGTTGGCGCTGATTGATGACGAGGAAGTCGTGCAAATCGCTATGAGCCAAACCGAAAAAGAAAACGCTAAGGTGTTGATTACTTCAACCGCCTCGGAGCACGGTCATCTGCTACACAGGCTCTATTTGAAGTATGTTAATGGCGAGGCAGAGAAAGAGCGGTTGCGGTTTATCTATCACGGCGCTGAAATCTACGACGAGCACCCGTTTATCACGAAGGAGTGGCTTGAGGAAAGGCGGCGGCAAATGCCCGAGTTTCTCTTTCGGCAGTATCACCTCAACGAGTGGGGCGTTGCGGGCGAAAAGGTCTTTGACCCCAAGTTGGTCGAAGCGGCGGTTAGAGACTATCCCGTGCCGTTGCCTATGGAGCGCATTGAGGAAGTGTTGGGCGAAAGGATTGTGGGCTTCGTGTTTACTGCTGCGATTGACCGAGCGCTACCCTTTAGCAAGCACGGAGACCGCACGGTTGGCTGCGTAGTCGCTAACTGCCTGACTGAGGGTGGGAAAGAAAAGTTGGTCGTCGTTGATTTGAAGGTCTTTCCGACGGGTGTAGCCGAGGAAATTAAGGCGT